GGCGGGAACTCCGGCTGGATATCCAGATATGTGACCTGCTCACCGCCAATAAAGACGTCCGGCGAACCTCCCACGATCGCCGCACTGCACTCCAGTTTGTCGCCCTTGCGCGCGGCAGGCTGATTGTTGATAAAGACGTTGCTGCTGCCCTGGGCTATCCTCGGTGGTTTGTTCTCCTTGTCGCAGAGCGCCGTGTCCTCACCGGCTTCCGGGAAATCCACATCTTTTTTGATTTCGCCACGCCCGCCCACCATGGTGGCAAACTCCATTAATACCGGACCGGCGGGAAACAGAAGCGATGCGCCGGCGCTGACGCGATCCATAAAACCGGCATTGCTGTCCGTCAGGGTGATAACAGCGTTCCCCCAGGCCTTCGCCAGTGGTACTGCTTTTTCCGCTGCCGATTCAAGCAGGTCAGTGGCAATATCACCCCATGAGGGTTCCCCCTGTGGGACTTCAGGTATTGCTCCAGGTGGGGGAGGAGGGGGAAGGGTGACCGCTGCACGTGCGGCCAGCTCGCCGTTAATTTTTACGTTTTCAGAACCGGTATTGATGGCGCCGTCCGTGTCACAAAAGCTGTTTATCCATGATTCAAGCTGGTTCTGTTTCTCCTCCACATAATCACTCGCCTTATAGCTGGCATACATCAGCGCAGGCACCAGAACCAGCGCATAAGGGCCGGTGGCACAGGCGGCCATAATCAGGCAACCTTCTGCGATGGTCACTATCGCCCCCAGTACGGCCCCTGCCAGCGCCCCAAAAAACTCTTGTGCTGAATTTCATCGCCCAGCCTGGCGGTGGGGGGGGCCAGACTTTTTTGATGCCAACATCTGTGCAATGGCTTTGTCGTTGGCTGCCCGTTTCATCTGGCTGGCGACCATCGCCTGCTGTGACAGCATTCGCATTGCCAGCGTACCGCCTGCGGTCGCTCCCTGTGGCCCGCCTGGTCCTTCACTCATGTGTTATCCCTCGTTTATGTCAGCGCGGCTGGTCCTTAAAGCGCGGAAAATTATTCAAGATAGATATGGAAATCATTCAAGATAAGCCAGAAGCGCGCATATGGAAGTTATTCAAGATAAAACAGCGGCATTAACCGCTGTTTTTTTATTCATTAAATGGGATCATTTCGGATATGGCTGAATCCTGAATAGCTTAGTATTTAGCCGCTTCTTTGCTCGCTTGTTCAGGAACCTGATGTAGCGATACTGATTAAATTTATGCACCACGGCACGCTCTTTATTAGCCCGTAAATACACGCCTCGTTGTCCACCGCGCTTAATCGCGTTCATCGTTATCTCGTGATACCACTCGCCATCCAGCTCGTAGAACGTGCTTTCATGGCCGCCAATAAAATCAAAATTTGACGCCTGATACACAACGCCAGCACGTCCGCAGCGTTCGTCTGCAAAGGACTGTACCCATTCCACTGATGGATACAGTAATCTGATGGTTTTCAGCGCATAACTGATGGCCCGTGATTCAGAGTTGCGGGGCATGTCGTCGTGTAGCCACATGCGGTTCAGCTCCATATAACCCCGGTTATCCGTTTCAAGCACGACACGACGACCTGAGTTGGGGTTAAGGGCATATCCCCACTGGAGAACGCCAACCAGCTCACGTCCGCTGAATACTCCCAGGTGAAGGTAAGAGTTATTCACAAAACGGCGGGAGTAATGTTTTGTCTGAATGATTGTGCGGGCCAGCCAGCAGGATATGGTTTCAACGCGCAGCTCCTTTGAACCATAGCCAACAATCTGGCCTTCATACTCAATAACGCACGGTTTCGTCAGAATGCGTGATTTCTTCTCTTTTCCCACAATGTTTCTCCGTGGGATGCTCGCAGGCATTCAGCATTATGATGTGACGTTTGCAACGCGGACACCTGATTTCAATGTGATCAAAGGAACCCGCCTTAAATAACAGTTTGTTGCAGTTCTTACAGCGAATTGATTTCATCTCACCTCCTTTGCATCAATTCGCCACTATCTTAAAAAACATCATGGGGTGAGTGTGGTTATCAGGACATAATCGATCTGTATTACCGATCGATTCAATTGATTCGATCGTCGTTTTCTATATTGCATTGATTAGCGGTGTTTATGATGCAGATATCAAAGGCGCAACAGCATTAATACTCCACTTCAATATGAATACGGGGAGTTGCCCTGCTGTACAGTTCCGTGTGAATTATAAGAACGGCGGTATTTTTTATCGTTCAGCGCGTGATGGTTATGGATTTGAGGCTGGCTGGTCAGAGTTTTACACCACAACACGCAAGCCATCAGCGGGAGATGTTGGCGCATATACGCAGGCAGAATGTAACTCAAGGTTTATTACAGGTATTCGCCTTGGTGGTCTGTCATCTGTTCGGACATGGAATGGTCCCGGCTGGTCTGACAGGTCAGGTTATGTTGTTACCGGTTCCGTTAACTCAAACAGAGATGAACTAATTGATACAACTCAGGCAAGGCCAATTCAGTATTGCATTAATGGGACGTGGTATAACGCGGGGAGTATTTAACGATGATGCACTTAAAAAACATTTCTGCTGGTAATCCTGAAACAAAAGAGCAATACCAGCTAACGAAACAATTTAACATCAAATGGCTTTATACAGAGGATGGGAAAAACTGGTATGAGGAACAAAAGAACTTTCAGCCTGATACGTTGAAAATGGTCTATGACCACAACGGCGTTATTATTTGTATTGAAAAGGATGTTTCAGCAATTAATCCGGAAGGCGCAAGCGTCGTTGAGGTTCCTGATATTACAGCAAATCGCCGGGCTGATATTTCAGGTAAATGGATGTTCAAAGATGGCATAGTGATAAAGCGAACTTATACCGGGGAAGAGCAGAGGCAACAAGTGGAAAATGAAAAGCAAAGCCTGTTGCAACTTGTCAGGGATAAAACCCAGTTATGGGACTCACAGCTACGGCTGGGCATCATTTCCGCCGGGAATAAGCAGAAATTAACCGAGTGGATGCTCTACGCGCAGAAGGTCGAATCCACAGACACCTCCAGTCTGCCAGTAACGTTTCCCGAACAACCAGAATGAGAGAAGGCCCGCTATCGGGCCTTAATTTTTACTCTGGTTTTTGTGGCCATTCTGGCTTTGCCGTATCCACACGGCTGACCAGAACACTGTAGCGTTCCCATGACTCCAGTCGTGCGCGTTCCTCATCTGTTGCCATATTCAGCCTGACAGCGCGTTCCAGCGGCTGGATGACTGATTCAGCTTCGGAAAGCAATGCGGCCTTTTGTGATTCGGCCTGTTGCTGCTGTTCGTCTGCCGTATAAATCCGCTTAACCACAGCTCCGTCCTTAAACATCCACTTCCCGGAATCATCGGCACGACGATTTGCTGTTATATCGGGGACCTCAACGACGCTAAAGCCTTCAGGATTAAGCGTGGAGGCATCTTTAGTGATGGCGACAATAATATTATTTTCATCGTAAACAATCTTTATTGTATCTGGCTGAAAGTTCTTCACTTCCTCATACCAGTTTTTTCCGTCTTCTGTCCACAACCAGATTACGTCAAAATTCTTTGTTAATTGGTATTGCTCTTTTATCTTTGGGTTTCCTGACCTGATGTTTTTTAAATGCTGCATGATTTATACCTGTGCGACGTTATACCATGTGCCATTGATGTATTTTTGTATTGGTCTGAATACTGCTGGGTCATCACCATCAACAGAGCCAATAATGCCAAGCCCTGTTATTACATGACCTGATTTTTCATACATCACGCCTCTTTGCATGACCTGAACAACACGAGTACCAAGTCGAACATCTTTCACATATCTGGAATCAAAATTGCCATAGTTGCCGGGAATAACTTGCGAGCCGCAAAGCCAGTTCCCGTTATTATCCATGTACGCCTGACCATCGGTGCCATTGGCTGTCCTTGAGTTATTAATCATGTAGATGCCAAATTGCTTATTCCCCAGCCCACCAATTACGAATTTACGGTCGGTATGGTCCTGGCGAAGCAATGCCTGCGCACCATCGTTGGATACCGCATTACGGCCCAGAATAACATTCTGGTCACGCATATGAATCCACATGCCGGTACTACTGTTAATTGCAAAACGGTTTGCAAATATATCTCCTGTAACAACCAGACCATGCCCCATGCTTATCCGGCCAGTTCTGAGATTAAGCGTAAAGGGGCGTAATGGCCCTATATTACCATTTTCTCCCTCATTCTCTCGTGTAGGGATGATATGCAGGCATTCTTCAGAACGGCGAAAAATGGCACCAAAAGATGAATTAAATATCCTCAGTGCATTGACTGTCGATATTTTCACTTCACTGCTGAAAAGGGCTTTAACAAGAACAGACAAAGCATTCCATTTAAGATTCATCAGGTCTTTAGGCCGGGTGCCAATGATGCGGTGTCTCCATTTGAAATACTCATTGCCGTTGTCGCCTGTTTCAAACCACATGTATGAATCAGTATCGCTGTCGGCATCATTTTTAAAACCAATCTTTGCCCAGTCAGTATTCCGAATCCAGGCAAGGATTGAGTCGTTTTCAAAAGTAAGTCCACCGGACAACGTATCGCCATTTTTTTGCACAGCGTTCCTGGCCCGGTTTACCGTTTCCTGTAAACCGACGTTTTGGATAAACAGCGGCTTATTGGGAATATCTGCTCCGTTCCGGTCTTTTGCCAGACGGGCACTGGCATTATCCATCGCAATTTTCACCGCTTTTGCGGTGGCTGCCAGCGTTTCACTGGGGCTGTCAGTGGCACTGGTTAGCTGAACGAGTCCTTTTTTGTTCAGGCTGGCATCATAGATATCCAGATTTTCACGTGCTGTACGCTGTGCTGATGCCCCGGCAGTTTTAATTTCGCTGAGGTTATTTTTTATCAGCAGCGCGTTATTGCTCATAATGGCTTTAATGGACAGTGCAAGCTGGTTTAATTTTGTTTTATCCGGTTGAATACCGGCTTCTTCCAGCGTGTTTAATAACTCCGCCTGCACAATATTAAACCAGTCCATGCCGGGCCATGTGATAACATTATTCCCGTCACCTTCTGAAAACCAGCGAACGATAGCACTACGCTGGGCGGATACGGGCGGCATGACGGTTACGCCGCTGTCGTTATCAATATAAAACATTAGTTATCTCCGTCATGGTAAACAAATTTATAAATCTGATGCGCGGGTTTATATTTCTCCAGTAAACATTCCAGCGCACCCGATTCATAAACACGTAACGGCGTCAGAACATTATCCAGCACCGTTGCGTTGCGATAATTTTTAATACCGTAAATATTGACCTGCGTAACCCACTGGCCTTCTGTGGAATCCGTCAGCCTGACGGTAAAACCGTACTGCGCAGCCAGCCATTCATAAAAGCGCCGACTCAGATTGCCGGTCATACGCATTTTATTCGCGGCAGCCCGCTGGCGTTCGGACAGGGTGCCGTTTTCGCTTGTACAGTCCGGCAACCCCAGAAGTGATTCCCACTCACCCAGATACCAGCGGGATGTGGACGGGAAACGCTCCCGCAGTATTTGCCGCGCATCATCCGCCGCAGTGGCAATCACGTCGCTGATGGCCTGCGCCAGCGCAGATAATTTGCTGTCGGGGCTTTTATTCCAGGCAAGCCCTGACGGCAGTAATTGCAGAAAGGCCGTCTGATAGGGTGTTACAGCCATTCAATTGTCCCCGGTGTTAACAGTTCCGTATTCTCCGAACGCTGGATCTCTGTCGGGAAACGCACTTCAAAATCATCCAGACCGGTAACACCTGCCACCGCACGGATAATACGGGAGGGGGCAAGTGCACCGCCCGGCGTCACCTCATTAAAAAACATGGTATTAATGGCGTGGGTAATGGCCTGTTTCAGTTCGGCAGTCTTCGGTGATATATAAATCCGTGGATTTACCGGCTTTGACTCTGGCGCAAATACCGTGACATTTACACCATCAGGCTGCCCGACAATCAGGCCGGTTATCGGGTCAGTATGACCGGCGATATAATCCGCCACACGTTCCACATCTGCCGGCTGTGGAAAAATATTGCTCCGGTTATCCATAACAAACGTCACCCCGACTGTGCCACCGCCTTTCCATGTCGGAAAACACCAGGCACGGGTAACGCCGCTGACTTCACGCGCCCAGCGAACATAATCAAACTGATTACCGCCGAACGGAGGATACTGGACACGATATTCCAGCCGTGACAGCAGCTCCGCTGCACTCTCAATATCAGCTCCACCGGAAAACCCTTTTACAGTGATGGCATCGGAAACAACACAGGCAACCGGAGTAATCAACGTTAAAAGGGTATTCTCACCGGTATTTCCTGCCTCACCGGCAGCCAGTGCGGTAACGGTAATTTCCGTCGTTCCTGCACGGTCAATCACAATGGCATCAGCCAGGCTGTAAACCACACCATCAGCACGCTGCCAGCGTGTACCGGCAGGAATGGTGGTCGCTGCCGATGTGGTGACAGTCAGCGGGCCGCTGGCGGCTGTCGCCTGTTTGCGGCGCACGCCCCAGAACCGGCAGTGCTCCAGCAACTCATCTTCATCTGCTGTCGACGGGATAATCTGCCGTCCAACCCATGAAATATGCTCGTGACAACCGGCAGCAAGGCCCGCCTGAGCATAAGCAATGGCACTCAGCGTTTTTTCACGGGCCTGAGGCCAGCTACCCGGCAGGCGCTGTTCAATATTCTGTTCTGTACGGGCAATCAGCGATGATAATGTCGGTGGTGAATAAGCCATTTAAACCCCGTTAAATGCTGCTTTAAACTCATAAGGAATAACGGAACCATCCGGTAATGTCAGTGCAATGTAGAGGTATAACCAGCCCTGATGTAACTGTTCCGCTCTGACGTTAACCGCACTTACCCGGCCCGCTGTTTTCAGCCATTCCAGCGCCTCTTCGGCATACCCTCTGGCGCGTTCCAGCGTATCCGGTGTGGCTTTTTCACGTGATAACAGCCACAACCGCGAACCGATGGGGCGGTCGCGGTAACTGTCACCCCACCATCCACGGCGATCATCTGAACCATCCGGCAGGGTGTCAGAATCCAGCGCGCGCCGGTCGGTAAACAGGGAGATTGTCACATCGGTTGTCAGGCTGTCGTCGGTCAGCATATCAATGCCATCCTGTGCAATATCGCCGCGTCCGTTCGTCCAGATAATGGCTAAATCGGTCATTGCATCGGCCCCGTGGTTCCGCCGCTGTCGCCACGGTGGATATGCTTATCCGTCGATTTGCCATTGATGATGGCATCCGGGGCGCTGATATTGCCTGCAAAGTCACTTTCACCTTTAACGCTGAGGCCTTTCAGAATTTCAACATCGCCGGTAAACGTGGTTTTCGGGGTGTCAACGGTCATACTTTCATCAGCGTAAACCTCAACCGTTTTACAGGTAATGATGCAGCGTCCGTCCTTTGTCAGCCTGATACGATGCCCCTCGTGGTGGTAAATGCCTGCATCTCCCGGTTCAAGATTTGTCGGGCGGTAGCGGCGGTCTTCCACCACAACGGCAATCCCCTGATCACGTTGTGCGCCCACACAGGCAATCAGCGCTTCTGCGCCCGGCAGGGGAACGCTGAAATGCCCGTAATTTTGCAGGCGCTCCACATCATCAGATTCCTCATCATCCAGCAGACCGACCTGCAGGTTCTGAACCTTTCGCCCGTCGTGAATCACGTTAACAACGGCGCGGGCCACCATCAGCCGTACACGACGCATCAACGGCATCAGCAGGCGGTTCAGGGCGGAATCATTTACTCTTTCCATGGTGGTGTTTTCTCCGGGTGTCTGCGGAAATAAGCCTCAACCAGATCATCAACACCATCATTACCATCCCCTCTGGATTTGCGGTCGCTTTCAACCGGCACCAGAAAGCCTTCGCGTGGTGCAAGGCTGACGCGGGTTTTCAGCCCGTCCTGGTCATTCAGTATCAGGGTGACTTTGCTGACCAGTAATTCCGTGGTTTTGATGGCATATTTCGGGGCATCAATAGTGACCAGCAGATTCGGCATCCAGAGTTGCCCGTCCCTGCGTGTCCATCCGTCAATTTCTGCCTCAAAAGTGATGGATTTTGCCAGTCTGCGGCGTTGCTCACGCAGGGCGCGGGCCTGTGCATCCTTCGCCGTAATTTTGCTGTCAGCAATGATGATCATCGGTCTGTAACGGGTCACATCACTGTCAGTGGCGGTTCCTTTCCGGGAGACAATACTTTCCGCATCAATATCATCCCCGTCAGCGCCGTTCGCGCGTGCATATCCCTTAACAATGTATTCGCTGAACCGGTCGCGGAAATCTTCATCAAAATCCAGTGTCAGCAGATTTTCTCCGAGAACCAGCTCATCAGTGGCTGTGCTGGCAGCCCGGCTGAATACCAGCTCTCCGGCGGCATTGCTGGTCATCAGTACACCGCGTGCGCGGGAGGCGCGCACCAGCGCCTCATAAACGGTTTCTGAATGGTCCAGCGTGAAGCCGGGAAAAACTGCCGAACTTTCCTTATCGGAAAGCTCCCAGCGAACGGTAACGCCATAAGGGGCGCACAGGTCACGCGCAATCTGCTCCAGTGTGCGGTTTTTCCACTGTCCGCCACTGTAAACGGCAGCACAGTCAATCAGGTCAGCCGTTTTGTCACGTCCGGCGACAGTGATTTTTATACTGTCAGCGGTCATCTGGCGTCGCCGTGAATCGATATAACCGGTGCAGACAATCTGCCCCCCGATTTCCAGCGTGAACGCCTTCCCCGGTGCCAGCCCGGATAAATCCGTATCCGGTGGCACGTTCACCCCCAGCTCAAAATATCCGGCTACGGATTCAATCGAGCGGGTGACAGAGACTGACGTCCAGCCGGTAAAAAGCCTGCCATCCGTTCGCAGCGTGACGGTATTACTCATTAATCACCTCAATACTGACGCCACCGGGAACAAACAACGGGTTGCTGATACCGTTCCTGCGGGCCAGCCGTTGCCAGTTCCGGCTGTTTCCTGTGTAACGGTACAGGGCCACCATTGCAGGCATCGTCTCCGGCAGGCGGTGCGTTTCACTGCCCGCCAGTTGCAGCCCGCGTTTTTCCAGATCGGCAACAACCAGCAGACGCAGTTGCGTAAGCTGAACGCTGTCTGTCGAAAAGCCCTGCTCAGATGCCGTCAGAATGACGGTATCCAGTGCAGCCCCCAGCATGGCGGCTGTTTTTCCGATATCGGACACACTTTCAAATACCGGGGGCGTGGCTGTACCACTGTCTGAAAAGGATACCTGTGAAAAGCCGCCGTCCGGGGTTATGGTAGTTAACTGTAACTGTCCCTGTGTGACGGTAGCAGATGTGCTGCTGGCCCCGCTGGCTGTGCCGGTTGTGGTGGACGGGGCATCCAGTACAGGTGTACGGGCGGCATTATCCATCCGGCGACTGAAATCCAGTGCCGCAGTCAGTGCCTGGCTGGCAGCTTCTGCCCGGTATGTCTGCGCCGCTGCCAGCATGACGTAGTTCAGTGTGGCAATATTTTTTTCTGCAACCGGACTGTTGTACGAGGTTGTGATTGCCCCCTGTCTGCCTGCGGTGGCGGCATGGCGACGTTCGAATCGCTGCGCCAGACGGTTCCATGTGGAAAATGCTGTCCGGGTATCGCATAACGATGAAACGCCGGACAGCGCCCCCATCAGCGAGGAGGCCAGCATGGCAGGCTGGTTAATCAGGCTGGTCACAGAGCCTTTCATCGCAGAAAGCGATCCCATCAGACCGCTGACAGTCTGCGTAACCCCCAGATTGTCCACCGCATCACTGATATCATCGATGACACCGGTTACAGCTTCCATCACGGCGGTTGCCGCCGCAGTGCCATCTTTTACGGTCTGCCAGACAGAGGACAGCGTATCCCCCAGAGAACCGGTTACAGCAACAGCCTGTGCCGGTACGGCTGCACTGGTGTCTGTTTCTGCGTCCGGGGCAGTATCCTGCAACGACGGATAAACGGTAACGGTGAACGCGTAATAATTCAGTTCATCCGCTTTAGTGCGGCATTCCCATGAATCCACCATGACGTCCACAGTGCCGAAATCAGGATGTACCAGCTCACCGCTGCCCGGAGCATCAAGAGCATCCATCAGCGCATCCGCTTCATCTCTGGCTGTTTCTGCGTTACTGTTCAGAATGCAGGCGCTGAATGTACGGGAGCGAAGCTTTTTCCCCAGGTCATTGACGCCGCCGGTATCACGTAACGGGTACTCGCGTTTAACCAGGCGACGTCCGCCAGCCTGTTTTTGCTCCTCGATGACGAGAAACGGCACGTTACGGAACGTGCCTTTGCCGGTTGTTTTCCTGCCTCCACCGGTTTTATCCCGGACAGCATTAACGGCATTTAAAGCATCTTCAAACATGGTTTTACCAGCCCGTAATGTAGTTATCGCCCGCGTAAATATTCAGCCCCATACCATCCCCGGTGACGCGGGAACTGGTCAGGCGTAACCCCTCGCCAAGTTCGACGCGCAGCGAGGCTTCCGCATTCACTTTTTGTTCCTGCGGTTCCTTATCCGGGGCCGTCCATTTCTGATACAGGTCGGTTACAAAACCGCCCAGATACTCCCCGGCGACACTGCCCAGCGTGGCACCGGCAACCGTACCCAGCGGTCCGGCAAGGCTGCCAACGGCACCGCCGAGCCATGCACCGGCTGTACTGCCAATTGCGCCTGCTTTTTCATGGGTTGACGCCTGCTCATCCATCAGGACGGGGCAAGCTGGAGTGCCCCCATTACCGGGCCACCCAGACGTGACAACGCACGACCGGCACCTTTCCCCATCCAGCCCAGCGCCCCGGCACCTTTTGTCACAACCCGACCGATCGCACTGCCTGCAAGTTTGTTTCCGATACCGGAAAACCACCCGCCAACAGCACGCCCGGCATCAGCCAGCTTTCCGACCGTTCCCGTAACCAGTTGCCCGGCAGCACTGCCTGCAAGCCTGCTCAGAAGACCGGATTTACCGGGTAAAGGTAATGGTGCAGGCCGTGCCGTTACCGGTACGCCGGGTGGGGGTAATGCCAGTACAGGGCGTGGTGCAGGTAATGCCAGCGGCTGTGGCCCGGACAGCAATAACGGCTGGCGGGGTAACAGCGGGGCCATTCTTCCGCCGCTCCGTCCGCGACGACCGCCGCCACTCCCGTAGCCACCAAATCCACGGGGCCAGTTGATGACAAACACACGCTGAATGCCGGTGCCCTGCAACAGCGTCTCAGACGTCATGGCATCCGGCACCGGCAGACCTGCCCGCCCACGTTTGCGGTTCCGCATCCAGCGCCACATACGACGCCCGGTTTTAAACGGGTAACTGGCAACCTGCCACGAAGGTTTTGCCACGGCCCAGCCTGCTCTCAGGGCTTTATTGGCAAGCCAGACAGACACCAGAACAGCAGCCAGTTTTTTCAGGCTGGCAATATTCTGGTCAACCCATGCCAGCGCATCTTTACCCGGTTTCAGCCAGCGCCATAATTCCTGCGCCGCGATTTTTACCGTTCTGAACGTGGTCAGAAATTTCTGACCAATGTTTTCTGCCAGTGCGTCAAGTTCCCCGGATTTATCCGCCATGTCGTGCCAGTTAAGTACCCGGCGCATCTCGTTCTTGATTTCTTCAAAGGGGCCGCTGTTTGCCACCTTTGTACGAAACTCAAGCAGATTGCCCTCCATCTGGGCCATCATCCCGTCCCAGGAGTTCATGGCCGCCGCCTGTGCGCCTTTTGACTGTTCCAGTAAGATTCTGAACACCGTCAGGATGGATTTCAGGCCCAGTTTGCCTTTTTCACCCAGCTTACGGATTTTTTTCTCATCCTCACCCGTTGCATCTGCCAGCACCTTGTAAACGTTGATACCGTAACCGGTCAGCAGGTTGGCATCCGCCGCCGTGATTTGCTGACGGGCAAACATCTGTTTGAACTGTAACGAAGCCCCCTGTGCAGTGGGTAAATCCCAGCCATGCATCGCGCCCTGGTTCTGTAGCATGGTGATGAACTGTTTTACCTGGGCATCAGTCATGCCAAACGCAGTTGATGTGCGGATCTCCTGCAGAACACCACCCAGCCCCCAGGTGGTTTCTTTTGCGTTCTGCTTCGCCCACGCCATCATGGCCTGTGCTCTGGCCTTATCGCCGTGATAGAGCGAGTTCATGGCGATAATCTGCTGCTCACGCTGGGCGGCTGCACCAATAAACAGTTTATTGGCGGTGTAACCCACGCCAGCGATACCCAGCGCCCCGGCTGACAGCATTCGGAATGTACGGGTTGACAGAGAACCCATTCTGTCAATGGCACCAGAAACGCGCACAACCTCCATACGCAGGGCACGCAGGGAACTTTGTCCGCTACGGGACAGGGCGTTTATCTGGTTCGAATACTGGCGGGAACGCCGGGAAAGATTGCCATTAAGATCAATAATGACAGACGCTTTTAAGCGTTTCCCGGTCACAGAAATCTCCTGATTTAACGGTGATATTGAGAGAGGGTTTTCGCCTGCTGGCAGTGCCGGAAAAAGCGGGACAGCGGGAGGGACAAGGCCCATTCCGGGCCACTTTTCAGAATGATGCCAATCGCTGTCGCCGCTTTCTCAATATCATTCCGGCACCGCAGCCACTCGCCCCCGTTCTTGCGTCAGCGATGCCGCCACCGCCATGTCGCGCAGCTCCACTGCCAGCGACAGACGCTGGAAGTCATCGACGGACAGCTTACGCATCAGCGCCAGTGATAACGGGCCTTTGAGGCAGCCCACACCGGCAATCTGACGGCGCAGCATTTCCAGTCCCATCAGGGACGGGGAACTGACCAGCACCGGGCCTTCCTTGCTCATTACCACTTTTTCAGCCGCCATCTGGGCATCAATCAGATCGCCTGCGGTCAGTTCACGCAGCGTCACGTCATACTGCATTTCAGTCTCGTCACCGGTGCCGAACGGCAGGCCGTCTTTCAGTTTCAGCCCGCCGGACTGAAGTTCTGCCACAATGCTGTCATGCAGTTCCTGTGCTTCAGGACTTAAATTCATTTCGTCCATTGTTTCCCCTTATGCAATGCGTTTGCTTTGTTTTGCCATCAGTACCAGCGAAATTTCGCCGCCGTCGTTTTTCGGTTCATCTGCCTGCCAGGCATTCGCCATCATCCAGGTTTCACCGGTGTCTGCCTGAAACTCTGCCGTGATGTTTTCCCAGCCGATGATTTCATCCAGACCGATATCACCACCGCCCGGAATTTTGCATTCCAGCTTTGCGGCGCGGGGTTTCCCTTTCCAGCCGTAAACCCGCGAGCCGGTCACTTCTTCACGGGTGGTGCCGGACGGCGTGAAGGAAGCACCTTCCATTGATTCAAGCTCCATGCCATTGACACGGATGTACGCCACCCCCTGACGCTGATTTCCTGCCATAAATGCTCCTTACAGAATGAACTGGATCTGTGCCGCAAAGATGCGGAACTGGTTAATCAGGTTCGGGCCGCACAACACATCAAGACGATCCTGATCGGCTGTATTACGCACGACATACAGCTCCTCTTTGAACGTGTCGAAGTCTTCAACCAGCCCGTCGTTTTCCCATTCTTCAAACAGTGCCAGCAACTCGGTCCGGATCACGGAAGGTGTCACCACCGCCTGACCGGTGGCAAAGCGGGTGCCATCACTTGCCAGTTTGTGGCGCGGGAATTTCTGTGTGATACGGGTTCGCAGCGAATAACGCAGATAACTCAGCGTGGCGATGGTGTTCACATTCAGATAAGACGGGTCACTGTCGCCGTACCTGTTCGTGCGGTACATTGTGATCATGCGTTCAATCTGCATTTCACCGCCATCATTCACGTTAAACGTGGAGATGCCGTCAAACAGCAGCGCATTACGTTCTGACCAGGTGAAACGATCGCCCACCGCAGGCGGTAGCCTGCCGGGCAGCGTCAGCGTCTGGAGCGGACGTGCCGGGTCGATGGAAAGCGCCTGGCTGGCAACGGCACACAGTGTGGCGGCGTACAGATATGACGGTTCCGGTGCACCGGCAATCCCCATACAGGAGATCAGATGGTCATTACGGCTGACACCAAACGTGGAAATATCGCCATACGTGCCGGACAGCACTGTCACGGCAAAGCCATCAGCCTGATTGACCGGTCCCCAGCGTTCCTGTAATTCCGTGCGTAACAGGTTCAGGTTCGGTTCATCGGTATAGGGCATCACAATGTATTTGTATTGCAGATCGCCCATCCCCGCGATACTGGCGCTGATATCCGGGTTGCCGTTTTTCCCGGTGGCGGCTTTGAATGCCGTAATAATCCCGTAAGGGGTGGTTTCACCCGCGTAATAGTTCCAGCGCACGTCCACGGCAGATAATGCACCAATAAATTTTGCACTCAGAACCACATTCGCATGGGTGTCATCATCTCCACTGTCTGCGCGAACTTCTGCCGTCACCGGTAAATCAGGCTGGCCTTTGATTCGGGCAACCAGCAGGTCAGCCAGCGCCGCTCCCGTTGCACCTGCTGCGACAGATACCGCCAGTCGCTGACCGGCAATGTAAGTCACAAGCGAGCCGTTTTCGCCTGCCGTTCCTGACAGTGAAATTTCACCGACAGCAGCATTACCGGTGCCGCTCCCCTGCGGAATACACCACAGCTCCGCCACGCGGTTAGCGTTCAGGAATGCATCTGCCATCAGTGCCAGCATGGAACCCTGACCAAACGCCGCACTGGCCTGTGAGCCGGAACGGATACGGACAGGCACGTCTGGTGCCGCACTGGCTTTACTTCCGCTTTGCCCGAACATCAGCACGCGCTGACGGGGTGCCGGTGTTCCGCTGACGGCATTACTGTTATCAAATTCGATATACGTCAGAGGAACGCGAACATCTGACGGGATCGCGTTAAATGAAATATCGCTCATTTCGATTTACTCCGTTTTTTCGGCGCAGTGTCGGTATCATCCGCCGTGTTTTCGGTGCTCCCGACTTCAACCACATCACCGGCTGCAAGGCGACGTATCCAGAAACTGTTACGGGGCTTTTCTTCTCCCTCAGACGCCAGTAATTTCATCGTGAGCGGGTCACGGATGGCTTTTCCCGCTGCGGGTTTAATTTTCAGCATCATGATCCTCTTCCTGATTCACATTGATATGTGCGGCAAATTCCGGGGTTTCGTCCGGGAATTTCCAGGTCTGCCAGTGACGCTCGTAATCATCCAGCGAATCCATGTCCACACCTGACGGCAACGGCGTGATGCCACTGAAATAGATGCCGTACAGTGCGACACCTGAATTACCCTGAGCACTGGTATACAGGTTCTGGACGCTGGTCAGGCGCAGGCCGGTAGTCGGGCCAAACGTCTGTCCATTCATCCCGGCAATCAGACGCTCAACAATCTGGTAAATCCCCGGACGGTCGGTCTCCCGACCATTCAGCATTTTTGCCACCACATAAAACACCCAGCGGCTTTCCACCTCACGGCGGGTGCGGCCTTCACCGCAGCCCAGCCACGCCAGATAAACAGACGGTGGTGCAATCAGGATTTTTTTTATTGCGGCATCAGACCAGGTGCCCGGATGCGTTTTGATTTCGCGTAACGTTCGCCCGAACAGCCCGCGAACGGTTTCAAGCAACGCAGCTTCTGTCGTGGCAATCATCAGATGAATCCTCTCTGGTTACGGGAAAAAACAGCGGTATCAGATTTCACTTCCACCAGATTTTCGCTCACCGGTTCAGCGCCATGCGCGTCCGTTCCCAGCGGCAATTTTTCGTTAAGTACGTCATGCAGCCACTTAACGGCATCTTTATAACGTTGCGTGCACTGCTCGGTTGCCTGCGCATCACACAGGTAATAGAAGGCAATATCACAGCAGACGCGGGTCAGGGCGGCTGGCACAACAGATAACGGCAACGGATAACGCGGGCTGATATAGCTGTCGATAAGTGCACGGGCATCCTGTAACGCCTGTTCAACCAGGCTGTCATCCGGTTCGCCCGAATCGGTTTTATCCGATGTCAGCGCGTCCAGGCTGCTGCGCCGGTAACGCTTTACCATGTCGTCAAGAGTGGCATAGCTCATGCTTGTGCCTCAGCCAGCGCGGCTTTGATTTGCGCGCTGCTTACCGGTTCCCCAGCGCCGCACTGACGGCTTTCACTTTGGGTTCCCCCCCTGCGGTAAAGTGTTCCGGGTTTGCCTTATCCAGACCGGCAACGGTCGCACGGATACGGGCGTTCAGATCGCCCACACCCAGACCGTCCAGCCCCCCAGCCTCAGTGAGCGTTTCTGCTGACGATGCAGATACCACAGACAGCACGCTGTCGGCACGAATGATCGCCAGTTGTTCTTCGGTGACTTCCACGGTGTTTTCGCCACGTGTAAAGGCGATTCCGGCGCGGCGGTAGACCGGACGAAGGCATTTAATAATCGCCGTGCAAGTGATGCGAGAAGTGTCCAGCCGTTGTGAATTAAGCGAAGTGCCTGACATAACACATGCTCCTCCTTTTCCTTTAAATCAGGTTAAAAGGCGGTCTGAACCGCCTTTTAATGACGGTTACAGGTAGTCAGCGACAACCAGTTGCAGCTTGCCCTTCATCTCGTTGGAGACGGTGGTATTGCCATCCGCGAACAGTTCACGGTTAAGCAGTTGCTCTGCGGCTTTTTCCAGCCCGACCGGTACAACGATATGCGTCGGCTTCAGGCCCAGCTTCTTACCGCCATCACCTTCAAAAGATCGCATCAGTTGCCAGCCCTTCCAGAGGTTATCCAGCGTCAGATCGCCTTTTACCGCGACAGCCATCTGCCAGAAGCCGTAACCGGCAGCACGGCGGGCGCTGGCACCAAACAGGAACTCGTTATCCATAAAAACGTGGTCGTCATCGATACGGGTACGTGCGACCAGCTCCGGTTTGCGGCGCTCCTGGAAAATCAGCGGTTTGACTGCGCGGGAGCAGTCCAGCAGATAGAACGGCAGACCGCTGAAGCTGTCCTGCTCAACGATGTTGGAGGTATTAACCGCGCTGCCCGTGCCGTCCACATTCGGATATACCGGATGCTCCTTGTCGAAGAAGTTCTGACCGTCATAGCACGGCTGGGTAAAGCCATCTTTCAGAAGTTTAAAAATCAGCTCATCCGGCTGAACTGCCGCAGAACGGCCCATCTCCTGAAAAATCGGCGCATAAATACCCAGATTGTCATCCTCGAAGTCATCACGGGAAATACCCACGGTGCCTTCAAACGTTTTATTGGCGATGGAGTAGCCATGCGCTTCCATTTGCTGAATGGTTCGCTTACCCACCCATTCTTTCAGGGTCGGGAATTTACCCAGCCAGCCATAGGTATTACTGCGGGTGGAAGAGTTCACCACCATTGCAATTTTGTTGTACTGCGACGGGGCGTCTTCAAGACCGCCCTGAAAATCCTTACGCCAGGAGGTCATCAGGGCTTTAATGGATGCCGGGGTGACAATCATTTTTCTTGTTCCTGTTTCATTTTCAGATACTCAGCCTCTGTAATGCCGAGCGCCTTCACTGCTGCCTGTTCATCAGCAGACAGCACCGCCACCGCCGTTTTTTCCTGCGACGGGATTTTCGCTGTGGTGGTCTGCATGGCAGATAACGCAGCGATGGGCTGTTTTTTCTCAAGCTGTGCCGACAGTGCCGCCACGCCAATCTGACCGCCAAGCTGTTCCAGGTAAGAGCGTTCGCTTTTGAAAATGCGGCCTTCCTGTTCCGCCTTGTCCAGAGCGGCGCTCAGGCTGGCTGTGGCGCTTTGTGCAGTCGCCTGTGCCAGTTCATCACGCAGGGCGTTGTAGCTTTCCACCGGGACGTATTTCGTCAGGTCAACGGCGGCTTTCTGTGCCTTTTCCAGTTCGGCAGACAACGCCGCCACTTTTCCGGCATCTGTTTCGAGCGCATCAAGCGCACTCAGGGCCGCGATGGCCTGTTCATCGGTGATGTCTGCATTTTCGGGGACCGTCACCCCAAGACGCGCAAGCAGCTTGCGCAGCGTTTCATTCATGGGTTTGTTCTCCTGTTGAAGGATGTCGGGAAGGTCTGCCGCCAGTGCGGTCAGCTTTTTCATGCCGGTGGCACCGGGGTCATTGGTCAGCGCAGCAAGGCGGATTTGCAGCACCGCACCGGTGGCGGTGTCATACGGAAAAACCGCAGAGAGATAACCAAATTCGCCGTCATCGATGCGCTGCTGGGCCGCCGCCGTCCAGCGTGGGTGGATAAATAACCCTTCACCTTCACGCCACTGCATTTCATCGGCGTTAAACCAGCCAGCCGCGACGAGTTGTTCCGGGGCAATCCTTTGTCCTTACGTAGCTGGTTATGCTCGTAATCAATCAGCACGTCCTGGTTGAGCGCGCGAACGCCTTCAACCAGACGCCCGGCAATCTCACCGTCGATGAACCACCCCTGACCGCCTGTCACATCAAACGGACGACCATCACGGGCACTGAAATGACCGGCAGGCAATAGCTGGCACCAGCCGTCAGCGTCAATGGACAGCGCACTCAGTGCGGCAATGCCAATCGCGTGTTTTTTCATGTCCTGCTGCTCATCATGGTTTGTGAGCAGTCAGTTTGCGGGAGGTGCGGGAAAATCTGGGGTTATGCTATTTGAGTACTGGAGAAAGAAAGTGGAAGGAAGATAAAACGGGATTCATACACCGTTAAATACCGGTTTAAAAATCCCGTGGCGCGTTTTAAAAAATCTGTGCGGCTGATTTTATGTCTGATTCCGTTTATTGCCTCAGAGCGGCGCTGACGCGTTTTCTGATGGCATCAAAAATTTCCTGTTCCCCGGTCTTATCCAGCCCCATATAAGGACGCGCAGGAACGCCTGCCGGGCGGGGTGCCATATCGGGTGTACCGCCCCACTGATGAATGGCAGCATAAATTTTTGGCGAACCAATCAGGGCATAATCCTGTCCATAATCGGTGGTAATGCTGCGTGCCAGATCGCCATGCAGGGTAAGAATACTGCCCGGAACAAAACCATGATCCTGACGCCATGCCTGCCACGAATCGCTCCACGCTTCCCAGCCTTTCCCTGTATCCGGGTCTGCCTGCCGTTCAAATGCCTGTTCCGTGGATGACAGCAGCGCCGCAGCCATCACACGGGGAATGGCGCGGTCACGTGTAATGGTTCCCAGTTCATCCAGTGCAAGCTGAATACGTCGCACATCCACGGCAACGTTCATATCAAGACTCACTTATTCACCTCCACATGCCCCTCCAGTATGTCAATCATCCCGTCAGCAATCGCGGCTTCAAGCGACAGTGCAGATACGCGGCTGATACTGACCAGCACATCCGCCCGGTCATTCTGTTTGCTGACAGCCTGCGATGTTCTGACCACAACTTTTGCAGTGCCGTCGCGGGTTGCCACAACATACAGCAACTGGTGGTTCTCCCTGTCCCACAATACCGCCTGTGGTTTTGCCATCAGCGACGGCAGACGCTGTAAATCTTCCGGTTTCAGGGCGGCATCAGCAGTGGTCGCCAGACTTTTCCCGTTCATTACAAGCAAACGGGCTGGCATATTCCCGGTGCGCTGATATACGGCTTCAGCCACGGATCCCGTCATAAAACCCAGCGCCCGGATTTCATGACCGGCCTGACGTGATCCTGCCAGGCGTTTAAGCCAGAGGGAAAAAGCAAGCTGACGCTCCCGGCTGTTATTCAGTGTCTGCACAACCTGCTCACGCAGCTGCGCGTCGTGAATTTCCACCAGTTTTCGAATCAGTGCCTGATCCGTACCAAATGCCGCCGAACCAGGGTTATATGACCAGCCTACATCCGGCGTCATTTTTACCCGACCGTTGTCAAATGTGGTTGACGATGTGCGGAAAATCTCTCCGGTGCTTTCATCCGTACCGGCATCCACTTCGCGGGTGTTCATGAATGACGCACCATAACTGACCTGTAGCCCAGTTCTTTCATGCGGGCCGCAGACACCGCCCGGACGCGACAGCGGCAGTTCCAGCCATTGGGCGGGTAATGCGTCTGCCAGAAAATGTCGTCATACCTGAAAACCATATTGTGCAGCCGCGCATGTTCCGGGCGTGTTCTGCCATCCATAACGGCAACATACTGCCAGTACGGGTACAAATCTGCGGTATTCATCATCTGCGCATAACGTCCTGCCCCATACGCCGTACGGGTATTGACGTTATAAATGGTTGCCAGACGACGCGGACTGCCCAGCTCGATTACCTTTGCGTTTCCCTCTGCATCCACGATGATTTGTTTTCCCCACCATCCGAGTTTTTGCAACCGGGGGGCCAGTGTGCGGGTAAATTCCTCACGGGTGATGCCTTCACTGACAGCCCGCTCCACTTCCTCACGGATTGTGGTCAGGACATCCATCCGGGTGGCTTTGGCAACGGTAAAGGCGCGGGCGTGCGCGTCTGCCAGTTGTTCGTACCAGTTCCAGGTGATGTTGTAGCCTTTGGCGCGGAAATACGCGACAGCCTCCTTTGGCGGGAGGCGTGCGGCATACGCCAGATCAATGGTCTGCTGCGGCATCCAGACGCCCCCATATATCGGCAACAAAAATGGCACGGGTCAGCATGTCGATAAGTTCTGCATCATCCATCTGCGGATATAATGAAGCGGCTTTGTTCATGGCGGCTTCCGGGCCATCTTTCAGCACAGAAAGAATGACGGGTTTCAGCAGGGGATCAACCGAACGCTGCCAGTCTTCCGGTGAAACGCCCATCCGGTCGATATCATCCTCCTGCGGGATATCATCAGCGGATAATGCGGCTTCTTTCTGCGGACCGTTATCCATGACGACCGGTTGAGCAGTAAACACGGCTTCATCACCGACCGGCTGTGGAATATGGAGTTTTTCCTGTATCCATGAGACCGGAATACGCATTCCCGCCGCCAGTTTCGGAATGGCGTCAGACAGTGCCGTAATATCACCCGCTTCACTGGTATCAAATACAATGCCCGGCAGGCGGTTAATATCAATGGTGCTGCCACTGTTCAGTGCCAGCAGGGGATAAATCAGATCACGGTTAATACTGCGGGCAAGCTGGCCCACATCCGCGTTACGGATTTCCCGGCGAACCTCATCATGCACTTCACCCAGCGACCGCGCGCCTTTATCGCCAGCCTCTGTGGTCAGGGTGCCGCCCAGAATAGCTTTTGAAATCGCTTTTTCTGCCCAGCCAATCATCGCCATAAAGGGGTCTGACTGACCATCTGCGGCGCTCTGAAAATCCAGCGTCATCCCCATCGGAATAATGCCACCGGCACGTCGCCCGATATCCATCACGGCCTGCATCAGCGTGGCTTTCTCACGGTTCGTGGAGCCGGTCGGATATTTACCAACGCGCATGGGGAGTCCGTAAATTTCCAGAAACTCTGCAAAATCACGCACGGAATAGTTTTTAAAAATAAAAGGCCAGATAAGCGTGCGCACAAGGCCATTGGTGCCAACGTACCCGGTGCGGGATTTGGCCCGGTGCATAAACCAGCCGAACGGTTGCAGCTCCAGCCCGTGATAAGACGCATCACGCAGGCGTAATTCGTTCAGATTGTCTGGGTTCGCGCAGAACAGCGCCGGATCGCGATGATGCAGCGCCACCGGTACGCGCATTTTCCCAAGCCACCCCCATTCAATCTCCTGCATGGAATAGCCCTTGAGAATGGCATCACCGGCATCAAACAGGGCATCTTCAAACCACGCCGCATCATGCAGATATTCATTCAGCATGTCGGCGTCTTTTTTCTCCTGTGCGCTGGCATCACGTGCCGGAGCGATGCGCCATTCCAGCGCCTGAATGGCAAGCCGGCGTTTGCTCAGTTCGGAAAAAAGGTGGGTGTCCTTTTCTTCCATATCAAAGGCCAGGTCAGCCTGTGCGGTCAGATCACCGCGTTCGGCATCACGCAGCATCTGCGCGGCCCGGTTCGGCGTCACACCACTGGAAGGATGCTCCTGCGTACGCTTCATGACCATTGCCAGCTCATCGCTGCGGGTCTGCATTTCATCGTCAAAATCAAACGGCTGCCCGGAAATATCCAGAATACGGCCCATTACCAGCCCCCTCGTTCAAACTGGTGATAATCATCAAAATCATCGTTATCAACACCATCACCACGGTGGCGTGGTGGCAGCGCCTGTATGCTGTCCTCGTCGATAACAAAACCATTCATATAAGACGCCCTGACAGCCATACAGAGCGCCACGGCAAAGTCGCCATGTCGTCGGCCTTTACCGCCTTCGTCTTTTGTGCGCCCCTTATCAATCTGCGGAATACCTTTGTCCACCTTGATGTGGAGCAGGTCATCAAGTGTGGTCTGGTGCCGGGCAATCGTGATGTTCTGCGCTTCAAACTCGCCTTTCAGTTTCGGCATCCACTCCTGATACCAGGATGCGGTCAGATTCACACAGTCGATCATCTCCGGGCCATAAATCAGACGGGCGGCTTCTGCCAGATAACCGCCGTTACCGGTGGCATCAAATGCAGCGCCGGTAAAACGGGGCAAACGGGACAGAATGAATAAAAGGATTTGTCGCTGCTGGTCATAGGTCACATTACGCAGCTCCACGCGGAAACATTCGCGTTTGCGTAAGTCAGGCGTGATGGCAAGCGGCACAAACACCGTCAGGTCGCCACGGCGTGCAAAGTCTTCGCCCAGTACGTGTTTATTGAGCGGCGACAGCGCATCGAGCAACGGGAGCAGCTCCTGTTCACACCAGTCCTGAACGATGCCGTGGCGCATTTGTGGTGTCAGCGATTCAAAATCGTCCGGGGCTTCAAAACGCAGAACCGGGATATCCCGCGCGGGTGTCATGGCAGCTTCAATCAGCACGCGTGACAGATAAGCGCCCCGGATTTTTTAGGAATGCAGCCGTATTCCTCGTCGGCGCTCTCTTTATTCGGCGCATTCCGGTACAGGCCATCACGCCAGGCTTTTTCCGCTTCCGGCGACCACGGCTGATTCGTGACGTAACAGATACGCCGGTACAACCCGTCAGCGATGGCATCATCCAGTGTGATGCGGTGAACGCTGTAATCCTTGCGCCCCTCGCGCGCATCCTGAATGTACTGGTTAAACAGGTTATCGACGCCGTTATGTGTCGATATGATGCGCACGCTGGCACCCCACATGTTTAGTGCAAAGGCCGCTTTCAGCAGTTCGTCCAGGGCTTCATGGAATGCCGCTTCATCAATCACCACGTCCCCCTGCAAACCACGCAGGTTAGACGGGCGGCTTGACAGCGCCTGTATCTTAAATCCGCTGTTCGGAAAGCGGATCATGTAGGTGAGGATTTCTTCTTTTTTGTCGCTGTCCCAGAAGGTCTGCTCCCAGACGTCAGCCTTTGCCAGCTGGTTAAAGGCGCGGGCAAACAGGGCACAGGCGGCGATGTATTCCAGCGCCATTTCCTGACGGGAACCCACATAAAAGACGTTGCGACCACCGCGACGCTTCGGCTTTGCTGCCGTCATGACATTGCGGCCCGCTTCAGCCCATGTCAGACCGGTACGACGGGATTTTTCAGCGATGCAAATCTGGCTTTCATCCTCAAACCAGCGGCGCTGATAGCCCAGAAAAACCGGTTCATTGCGGGGCTGTGCTTCCCCGATATCGGTCACGATATTCACGCCGAGCAGTTCGGCTTCCTTACGCAGGTTGATTTTGCGGGGCGCATGAAGGGCTTTAAGTTTGCTTTCTCTGGTGCTCACGGGTGAAAAATCCGGTATAAATTTTCAGGCATTAATCAGTAAAAAAGAGGTTTTTATGAAAGAGAAACTGACCATTGATCAAAAAATCGAAATTGCCCGGATAGCCGTGCAAATGTTTGAATCCACCCGGGCAAAAGGCGTTTCACTTGAGATCTCCTGTTCAGGAAAAGCATCAGTGGAAGAAAACACATTTAATGCTTTCTACAAAATTGTTGAAAAAACCGTTATCGGTGAACCTGAGAATAACTGATCACCTGGCCCGCTGTAGCCGGGCCATCCACCAGTTGCATAACCAGATACAGGGCCTCGGCCATAATTCGTGGATGGACTTCCGGATCCTCATCAATCTGTTTTTTCACAACGGGCCACAGTGCCATTGCCAGTTCTGTTGAGGTTTTGTATTTAGTTTTTTCATCCGCCATTTTCATCTCCTCAGGACAAAGTCCTTAGTTGTTTTATGGTCGTATGCCATGAATTGCCTGAAGCCATAGCCTGAACAAGCACATCCCGAATCTGGTGTATCAACCGGACATCAGACAATGTTGCAATCCTGAAGGCTTTTTTATGGGCACTGATTAGCTGTGCTTTGTAATTATTTTTCATAACGTAACGCCTACGCTTTCCCCAGCAGTACATCACGGATGCGCTGCTCCAGTTCTTCGCTGATGCCATCCTGCCCGCGCAGTTCTTCACTGACGGCGTTTGCCGCTTCTTCTGCGAACGCCTGGCGGATTTCTTTCTCGCGCCGGTGGCTGGACATTGCTGTGGATTCCAGACGCTGTGCCGCCAGCATGGCATTTTTCAGCAGGTCAATATCCACGTCAGATTCCGGGTTTTCGATTTGCCGCATCATGGCCTTAAAAAGCTGGCTGCGGGCCATTTCCAGAATCAGCTTTGTGGTTTCGCCCATTGGCTTGTCGCCAAGCTCTGCGGTCAGTGCTGACGTCATTTCACGCATCTGTCGCAGGTTATGGCCTACCTGCTCGACGTTCGTCGCGTAACGGTTCAGACCGGAACGGGAGAGTTTCATCTCATCCGGCAGGCCAGCGTCTTCAATCAGTGCGTTAATTTCTTCAAGAATACGGGCCTGTGGGATCGCCTTATCACGCAGCATTTCATGCAGCGTTTTACGTACGTTTTCCGGCAGTAAATCCACTTTTGAAGCCCGTCCCCGTGTTTTCCTGTCCATCACGCCTCCTGTCATGCACGGGGACGCGGACGCTTGACACCGGCAATGCGGGCACGGCCTTCCGCCACATCCTGACCACGGGAGGTCAGCGTTACGACATAAAAGCCGCGCAGGTTTTCCACGGTGACCAGTTGCTGCTCTGCCAGCCAGTCAATCTGGCCGCGAACCACATCACGGGAAACGTTGTGTCCGTATGCATCCAGACAGTCCTGAAGGATGGATTCGTTGGCTTCGTTATTGCAGTCCATCAGGGAACGCAGGATGACCAGACGACGGTCTTCGGTCAGAATATCGTTAATCATGAATTACTCCGGTTTACTGCGTTTTCAAGCAGCAGCTCCAGTTGATGGGAAAATGACTGCACCTGCCGGGACAGCACCCGGATATCGCCGGACAGCTCTGCAATTCGCAGGCGCATTTCGTGTACATCTTCTGTGCCAGGGATGCTGGCGTAGCGGGTTTCCATTTCGGTCATCCGGTTTTCAAGACGCTCCACACGCTCGGTGCTGGCAAAACTACGACGCATCGCCCAGACGGCCCCACCGGCGGCGACAGGCAACAGGTACAACAGGTAAGGCCATAACGCTAAAACTGAATCCATTATTCTGCTCCACGGCACCAGTGGCAGTAGTTCGCCATCGGCTGCTGTCTCAGCACATCAGGCCGCAGCTTACGACCGCAACCGGCGCACAATACAGGCGGGTCATACGCCGCCGGACGGGGAATATCACGGGTATTCCCCTGCCAGAGTTCAGCGAGCAGCAGCGCCACCGCCCGGTTCTGGTCTTCGTTCATAAATTTCTTTCCTCCGGGTCTCCTGTTCCCGGACTGATGCCTTGTCGCGGTTGCACTGCCCGAGCGCTATCAGCAGGTCAGCATTCCAGAGCAGGGATGCTCCCCACGTCAGGGGCTGTGGCATGGGCGGAACGGGCGTTGCTTCCGTCAGTTCTGCATCAGTTTCGGGCAGGATCACCACCGATGGCACGGGTGCGTTTTTCGAGTTCCCGCAACCTGTCAGCAGCAACGGCAGGCACAGGACGAGTGCTGCAATTGTCACCGGTAATGGCGGTTGTAATTTTTTGTTTTGCATCATGATGTTCTGTCTCGTCTGCCAGCCGCGCGGCACGATTTGCGGCACGGATAGCGGAAAATACCTGCATCGTCTGTTCCTGACTGTGTAACAACCATTCAGCCGTGTTGCGGGCCTGTTGCTCCGTCTGTAATTCACGGCGCAGCGTCTGGTTATCGTGGCGGGTGCTGTCCAGCCTGTGCCACAACACCCCGGACAGAACGGCGGCAAACACGGCTGCCAGCAGTAAACTTTTACTGGCGAAGGTCATCCGCCCCCCTGATATTCCAGATAGCCATTTCCACTTCGCGACGGTTCATCAGTCCTTTCCATTTATGGCCTGCGGCAAACACCCAGCGGGCCATCTGGTCACGCGCTCCGGCGTAATCACCGGCATTGAGTTTTTTCAGCAGCGTTGATTTACTGAATGCGGTAACACCGGTGTTGAAAATAAACGTTGCCAGCGCCGTTTTCTGATATGGCGTCAGCGGCACCCTGACAAGACGATCGATTGCCGCATAAACCGGTTTTAAATCACTGTCGAGAAAAGCCATACACTCCGCATGGCTGTAACGGCGCATTTCGATATCCGGCCCGGTATGTCCCACACAGACCGTAAGCACACTGGCAATATCGCGGTAAGGCATATAAGCGATATTTTCCAGATGGATCAGAGAATGACGGGTCATTTCCTGATAACCACCCACACCGCCACCGGCAATCGTTGCCGCCAGCAGTGCGGCTTTCAGTTTTTTTGGTATCCCCGCCATCATGCTTCCCTGAAAAAATGCTCTGATGGCAGTCTAAAAAATCAGATGGCAGGTGCGGGATTATGGTGACAGGAAATAACCGGCAGGATGCCGGTTATTTCTGGCTTTCAGGTGAGAACAGATCAGGCTGATGACGTCGTGTATGCAGCTTTCTCTGGCGGGCAATAATCTGGTAGATCTGCGGCTGGGACAGGCGGTACTGGCGACGCAGTTCTTCCATGTTACGACCATTGAACTGGCAGTAAAGCAAATCGTCGCGTAACGCGGTCAGGATCGTATCGCCGCAGGGGATGTAAAACTGCCGCCCCCCCAGAAAACAGGACAGGGCAACGGCCTGTTTACGGGCAAGCTCACGGGGATTGCTGACGTTCTGGCGTTTCAGTTCGTTTTCCAGAACATCAATCAGATCAACCACTGAACGGGGCCAGCGTGATTCCAGTTCCGGGGCCGGGATGTTATCAATATGCCCGATTAACTGGCGAATTGCCGGATCGTGTTCAAATAAATCATGCTGCATATTTTCCCCGGTTAACAGACAAAAAGATACACCACGGCACTGATGGTTATCAGAACCACAAGGGCAATCACTTTTATCGCATTAATCAGCGTGGACGGCCCGAAACATTCATCACTGAATTTTCTGTACACAATATTTTTCCTTATAACGTTGACAGTGGTGAAGAATTTCCGGCATATCAACTGACTGCCAGCCTTTCATGTAATAACTGCCGTGGGTGCCATCATGACCGGTATAGTCGCGGGGCGCAGGCCGTGGCCCACCGGCGACACGGTGCAAAACCTCCTGACGCAGCCGCTCACGTCTGCCAAGATGAAAGGATGCATTCCAGCCTTTACCCATGATGATTTCCCCCGGTACGGTTATTCATCACAGGATATTGAGGACGTAAAAAAAGCCGGATTAACCGGCTTTACTGTTTACAGAAGTGAGGGCTGGTACTGGCGGTATTTCAGCCGTCGCATCCGGCGAATGGCCTTGTAAACCGTATTGAAAGTGACACCATAACGGGTGGTCAGTTCGCTGACGTTGCGACCGTTAAAATCATTCCAGATACGCAAATCCCGAATCAGCGAGTCCAGAACCTGACCGCGTGGAATGTAGACCTGACCGCCGCCCAGATGCTTACAGATAGCCACAACAATCTCCAGTGAATGGGCAGGATCAACACCCAGCCGGGACAATTCCCCGCGTAGTAAATCGTTCAGCTCCGCCAGCAGTGCCGGAAAGCGTGACGTATCCTCTGCGGGATTGTCAAGATGTGCCAGGATGGTGTCATCCTGCAAATCACCAAATAAATCTTCCGTCATTGTGCCATCCTCCGTGTCTTTCTGGCATGGGCATAAGCCGCCGTCATGGCATCATAGCCGCGCAGTTCACGACCAGACGGACTGACCGGCAATGGAATCCCGTGACGGGAAAAGGCTTCACGAATACAGCGGATGTGCCACTGTTTCAGGGTTTCAAGCACAACTTGCAACGATTCTCCGTGGCACCAAGCCAGCGTGGAAACACCCTGTCCGCCATTACGTTTCGCCGTCAGGCGCTGAACATATTTATCCAGCGCCACATCACCGCCATCGGTAATAAAACCGTCTTCTGCCATCTGCTGCCAGACTTTGTATACCTTCTCGCGGGGAGTGACATGCCCCTTAAAGCGGCGACGTGGATGTTTATTCAGCTTCTTAAAGCCGCGTTCTTTCATGGCATCGAGCACCTGTTCCAGTTGCGTAACCGTAAGCTCGCGGCAACTGGTTTTGCCCGTTTTCTGCATCAGAAAAGCGCGGTAAGTGTCGTCGTCGAGTTGTAGCTCCCGACGGGCGACATGGATTAATTTAATCAGGGATGTGCGATTCATGATCGTACCTCCGGAAAGAGGCGGTGCTGCAACACCGCCTGAATTTACACATCAATCAGAGAGGATTTTATGGAAAATAATGTACAACCTTATGATGTTGCAGGTTATGCGATTGCATCAGCACTGGTGCGCCTTCTGGTGAAGAAGGCGATCATCACCGCAGAAGAGGGCCAAGCCATTTTCAGCTCTTCAGCAGAGATTTTAAAAGATGCGCCTGCAATGAGAACAAGCCGCCGCGAAAAACTGCAACTGTCAAAGATCATGGAAGACATTATCAGTTCGTTAGACCCAGATGCTGACGGATCTCAAAAGCCTCAAACACATGAGCGTCAGTAACAATATCCTGGTCTGATAACCCCAGCCTGCGGCGGATGTACTCCTCGCGGGCTGTTTCATTTTGCAGTGCCACTAATGTTTCCAGACGATTCATTTCGCGGTTGATAATGTCACGAACTTCTCTGGCAGTGAGAGCGTGCTTAATACCATATTCAACGATAGCGCGAACACGTTCCAGCATCCTTTTTTCAGCCATGACGTTATCAATATTAAGGGGAGTAAATTTAGTTTCATTATCCATATTATTCACCTTCACAATTCATGCACGCCGTGTCATCGCCCATATCGCAGTGGTTGCATTTCAGCCCGCCACAATGAGGGCACTCTTTCAGATATTCAGGGGCTTCATTACCGCAGGTCGGACATGCCTGTTTCACCGTGGTGAATGCCCCCAGCCACGAATACGATGTTTCATTGTTTTCCATTGTTTACCTCCGCCTGTTTTTGCGCCCGAATAAATTCGTCAGAAAGGATTTCAGTCATGCGGCCTTGTGCGGGTGTCATCCCCGTCATGACGTAAACCACATCACCAACACGGAACCACTGGAGCGGCCCGAATATTGTTGCGCTGAAATCCAGTCCCAGTGCGGGTAAAAGAGCGTCTGTGCGGGCGTAAGTGACCGGAATATTCTCCTGCCATATTTTCGCCAGCTCTCTTGCCTGCTCCCTGAGATGAGCAGGTATCCGCGAAGTTCTGGGCCTGCAACTGTTACCTGATGCGGGCCGTTGTACGGTCCACAGCTCCCGCGAGAAGGGGCGCTCATCCCCCGAAAAATTCACGCCATGAAAATGACGCCCACCAATACCTGTACTGAATACTGACCGGCAACCATAGCCCAGAACCTTATCAAGATGGCGGGCTTCTTCGCGTAGTTTCAGGCAGTCCGCCATAAACTGCTCCCACGCCAGCAGTGCTGCGGGATTTGACGTTTTAAAAAACATCACGCCACCTCCTGTGCTGCTTCGGGAGCCGTTGAGAAATCAAGAATGAGATAGCGCAGGACGTGGTCGGTGATATTCCAGCCACTGGAACCACAAATAAAACGCCCCAGCCGGATATCGATATAAGCCATCACAAAACGGGGCATTCCCTGTTTGCACATTTCGTCATCCACTTCCGCAACGATGTAAACCGACTCGCAGGTCAGTACGCCTGTTGCAAATTCTTTTGCCAGTGCCGGAATGGCATTGCCTTCCAGCCAGGGCAATGAGCGGCGGAAGGAACACCACGCGGCATCATCAACAGCAGGCTGCTCAGTTGCGTTTCGTCTTACAGGCTGCTCTGTACGGGGACGCGGTACGTCGTAAAAACCATTAAGTTCAGTCAGCATTCCGGCATCAACCGCATCACGCAGGAAGTACACCATTGCGGAGGATGGCATCTGCATTTTTTCAGCCAGAACCCCGCAGGTCAGGCGTCCGTAAGCCCGTAATAATGTGCTGACACCATTCAGAACTTTTGCATCAATCACCGGTTATTCCTCCGTCAGTGCCACAAATTCAGAATGTTTAATGCGCTGGCATTCGGCGGGAACCGGTCCCTTCACTTCGCCAGCCAGAAGGTACACCGCAAACAAAATGCCGAATCCGTCACGGCCGTGGTGCATTTCCCACACTGATTTGATGTCAAACAGGTCAACGTCGGTAGCCACGTTAAGTTCATTGCACAGCCAGACCGGAAAATCCGGGTATTTTTCGAGCTGATTTTCACAGTCCCGGATGCGCTTCCCGTATTCACGGCCTGCCGGTATTGTCATATCCGGCATTGCCGCCCATAACTGAATATCGCCAATGAAAAGTGTTTTTGATTCAGTTACCCATCCTTCCGGTGGTAAACGGTTAAACCAGACACGCGTAACCCTCTCAGGCCCTTTGTCACCAGACAAAGACACACCGGTTGCATTCACTGATTGCTGTAATAACGAAATAATCTCACCACGCTTAACATAAACGTCTTTCAGCCAGCGAATCGTATAAGCGTTAGCGGCTGTGTCACTCAGTTTAAAATAAGCACATGCTGTCATTTTCATTCTCTCCGGTTCTGATTCAGGCGCGAGTAGTCCCCTGACGCATCGCGCCAATAATTAAAAGAATGTGAATTAATTAAATATTAATGGTGGTATTAAATACCGGCTTCCTGTTCAAACGGAATAATGGAAAAATCTTCAATTCCCGATTTAACCGTAATTCCGGCAACACCTGCGACCGCTTTCGGTTCCAGTAAAATCGCTTCCTTGTTGATTTCCTGCTTCGTGCGAATAAAGCGTTGCAGGCCAAGACGCTCCAGCGTTTCCATCACTGCATCCATACCACGAATACTTACTGATGGCGGGCGTTGACGCCATGACACATCGCCGGTGACAAGATTTGCTGTCTTCACTTTGCCGCCGTTCGTCAGTTCGTCGCGGTTCGCTTCACACCATCCCTGAACGCCTTTTGAAAGGGTTTCAATATCGGTTTTAATCGGTGCAATCCGGGCTGCAAATTTCTCCGTAATTTCCGCGATGGCATCATTCATTTCCGTTTCCAGACGTGATGCTTCGCGCTGTAAATCCCCGATGCGTTTAATATCGGTAATCACCGCATCGCGGTTTTGTGGCACATAAGCCGCTGCGGCACTTTTGATACGTTTTGCTGGTTTAGCCATAAATTAAAGCTCCTGTTAATTAATATCCGCTGTATACAATGCTGGATACAGCTCGATTGCTTAATTCCATCTTTCGGGCAATGACATGAATATCCAGTCCTTCTTTATAAAGTTCACGACATAAATATTTGTCGTGTTCACTGATTCGGTATACACACAATGATATTCCGTGCCTTCTGGCATGTGCCCGGAGGGCGGTTGTGGCGACTTTCAGTTTTTCCGCCATTTCTTCAACGGTCATTTTCCCGACGTTGGCTTCGATAAATTCCCGGTCTTCGCGTGACCAGCGCTTACGATTACACTTCATGTCAGCCACCATTCAGTACAGCAGAGGCTCGCGCAGTGATGCCGGAATATGCCGCAGCGATAACTGAACCGCTTTCAGGGCAAGCGAGGAATAACAGCAGCGCGCCCAGCCTTTTGCCATTAACCGGTAATCGCGCCAGATACGCTGCCACATTTCCCGGGCTTCAGGATCTGATGCGCAGATGTATTCCCGGTCCATGACGTACTCCCATAAATCCACGTTGAACGCACCGCCAAATGCAATGGCGCGGGATATGCTTTCGCCGCAATAACGCGCACAGATGCTGTAATGGTCGAAAGCAATCAGGTAAGTCTTTTCACCACAATCATCAACTTTCCGGGCGCAAATAAACTCGCGTAATTCACCACCGTTGTTATTGCGTTCCTGAATTCGGATTAATGCCTGAATTTCATTTCGGATTTTGACATTCATTGTCAGCGTTCCTTTCAGTGACATGTTTTTTCAACAGCCATTTCAGTGACACTGCCACCTGTGATGACACCATCGTTTTTCAAAATCTCAATGGCTTCATGAGCTGACTCATTAATTATTTTCTGGCTTTTGTTAAGCACCAATAACGCCACCAGACCTGCAAGTGTAGCCTCATCCCCTTCCATTTCCACACTACCACCTACCGCAATACTGGTGCGCAAATGCCGTCCTTTAGTTCCAGATACTGTATTTTTAATTTCAATAATTACCTTTGCCATTTTGTTTCTCCTTATTGATTCTGAATAACTGCGCTGGCTTTTACCTTCGCGCCTTTTACCTGCTTAAAGAAAACTGCGCTGCACCACGGACAACATGCAAAGGAGTCCCATACTTCATTTTCTGGTGAGCATTGCGTCATAATTTGCTCTTTGCATTTGGGGCAATTAAATGCAGTCAGAGCCACATTGTTATTCTGTACCCGTTTAACCCATTCAATATATTTTTCAGCTTTAGTACACATCGTTATCTCCAGATAATCTGGCAACCATTAAGACGGGCCGTCCATACAGAACGGGCCACCCCGGACTTATGCTCCATAATTCTGACCGCGCTTTTTACCAGTTCCACCGGAGGGTAAGTGATTTCAAGGATCGGACGCGCCACGCCGAGATATGATTCATTTACATGACTCCCGCGCGCCTGTAACCAGTTCTGCGCATCCGTTGCCATTTTTATATTTCGTGACATCATGATTTCGCTCTCCTTATACCCAACTGTTCCTGAACATCCACATCCTGATCCAGTTCTTCGTAAGCCTCACGCAGGTAATCTTCGTTAACACGTTTGCCTTTACCGTAAGCATTCATGGCAGCAAGACGTAATGTGTAAGTCATGGTGCGAATTGCACCTGGTTTCTGTGCAATCTCCAGTAAGAATTCCTGCTCTTTTTTGGCGGTAACATCCCAGGCTTCCGCAATCGCTTTTACATCGTTAACTTTGGGCGCTTTGATAGCCGTGCGTTTTGCTATGCGCGAAAACAGACGGGCAAACTCAACCGTTTTGCTCCCCCCCGTCATATTCGTGTAAAGATGGTGATTACCCATCAATACCAGGCCAATACGGGTTGATTCCTGTAACAAACGAAGTTCTTCCAGCGCCGCAATATCAAGATGGTCTGCTTCATCTACAATAACCACCCCATGCGTTCCCCCAAGACGACGGCGCAATTCACGGGATAACGGCCCCTTGCAGCGTGGGATACCGTTCATTCCCAGCTCAAACGCCAGTTCCGTAAGACATTCCAGAACACTGACACGGGATGGTGCCATGGTGATCATCCAGACGTTATTATTGGTACGGCGATACTCTTTGGCTGCTTCAGATTTACCCACACCAGGATTACCGCAGATAACAGCAATACTCTCTGTCAGGCTGGCAAAGCGTATACTTGTCCAGATTTGTTTTACCGTCTGCGTTTGAACAAAACCAGGCAATTCCGGCAGGTCTGCGGCAGCAAGATAATCGTCAAGCCAGCACTTCAGTACCTGTGCGATACGTTCATTATCGCCGCTGTATTTATCGTTAATAAACGCACTGACAGTCCCGGTAGAAATATCACTCTCAATAGCAATTTGTTTAAAAGTGACTTTTTCACTTTCTACAAGTGTGCGTAGTTCTTCGCGAATATCAGAAATATTCATCGGAGTAACCTCATAATTAAATTTTGTGTAAACGTTAATTAAACAGCTTTTTACGTCTTTTCTGTTCCAGAATATCCAGTGAATGATTCAGATATTCATCACGCTCAGCGTTGTATGCATTATCAAGCGTCTCCTCAGGAGCCTGAGGCTGAACTGTCACCACATTACCCACAGGGCGATAAACATTCCCCAGCCAGGGTTCTGTCGTTTTTTGTTCAATAACCTGAATACCTTCATCTTCAGCATCACGAATTTTTCCCTCAGCGCGTTTGCGCATTCCTTTAATACGCTGCTGCTGTTTGTGATATTCCGCACTGACAGGAAAGGCTGCGCGTTTATTGCCGTTCCATATCGCCTCACAAATAAAACTGCCATCCTTACGGCGCACTGTAATTCGCTCTGCATCATGAATGTCATAGCTGATAAGCACTTTGCGACCATGTTCATCACGCAGCTCCGGCGCGTAATAAATATTCCCAAGCCATTTGATTTCGCAGCGTCTTACCGGTCGTTCCACCATTGGGCGGAACATGTCGCGCAGCTCAAGATCACTCAGCCACTCAATTTCGGTGTCTTCTTCTGCCAGGCGTTTTTTTCTGAACTCTGTCGGGCTGTAATGCCGTCCGTTCGGTTTCATCGGCAGCTCAGAATGCGGGCGGTTGTTGTACCATTCCACGCCTTCACGAATAGCCTCAATAAGCTCCGCCCACGATGGCAGCTCGCGCATTGCCGCTTTCTGGCGGTCGTTCAGAGGCTTGTCCTGTTGCAGGGCGTTAAACGCTGAACGCAGATCACGGTTAAGTACACGCAACGATTCCCGGTCAGCACCCTTGCCAAAATAGGTGCGATACCTCCTGGCTATACGCATCGGCAGTGTCCGGTTCAGGCGTTCAATAATGCCGCGTCCCTGTGGATTACCGGCAATACCGGTAGGGTGTTTAATCCCCAGGCGTGGCAGAATACCCACGACCTCTTTGTCCAGCATGTCAGCCGTTTCACCGGAACCGTTATCCGAGTAATACAGGAACGGTTTTCCGTGGTTGCGAATGCCGTGCTGTATCGCACCGGCAACGGCGAACACGTTTTCGGCAAGGTCAAGACTCCAGCCAACAACAAACCGTGTTCCACCATCGATCACAAACGTGACTTCCGGTGAGAATGGACGCCCGTGGATCGGATGCGCACATTTCAGCTTCATACCGTGACCGTCACCAATCCAGACATAATTCACCGGCATAGCTGTCCAGTCGCGGCGGGTGAATCCTTCAAGCTGACGGTATTCACTGCCGGTAACGCGCCCTTTTTGTCTCACCACTTCCGGCAGTTTTTTCATGGCATACCGGACAACATCATAGGAAGGCATCACCTCCAGCATGTACGGTTCGTCCGCATGGCGACGCTGCCATTCTGCGACAAAATCCTCGTAGGCTTCTGACATGGGTCTGCCGTTCACCTGCCGATACTGCGCCAGAAATTCAGGCAGCCAGCTGATTTCTTCCGGTTTTATTTCGTCGCGTTTTCCCGGTGCCAGTAACAGCAGCCGTTCGGCGGCGTTCTGCGACTGGTTGTATTTCAGAACCCACTGGTAAAGTGGATCGCGGCTGATAGTACGATTAGCGCCACGTTTTGCATTGGCGTTAACTGCGGCCTGTTGCAGGCGCTCCGGCAGCTCACCTTTACGGGCTTTTTCAACAAGAAAGTTAATGGCTTTCAGTCGCCCGAGGTTACCGGCGCTTTCCAGCTTCAGCACTTCCACCACCAGCGCAGCTCTTGCTTCAGATACCCGGCGCTGGTTTTCGGTCAGCGCATTCAGGCGTTCTTCCATCAGTTGTGGAGAACCGCGATATGCTTCGATTGCCTGGACAGCGTCAGGATTGCGTGTTTTTCTGGTAACAGCTTTCACTTCAGAAACATTGTTCTCTGTAGCCACCAGCTGTTCCACATAGCGTTCACGCAGTGCCTTTCGTGTTATTTCAGGCAGACAATCAATGTGGTACTCAATGGCTTTTGTGCCTTCCCGACGGCGACTAACGTCACCAAGATCACGAGAAAAACGCTGTAACGCCTGTCGGATGCCTTTTGTGGTGGCTGGCATTCCTGGTACGCCGAGCAGGTCATTTACGGTAACGTACGACTGCATATCACGACACCTTCCTGATAAATCCATCGTTACGATACCGGCTGGGCCAGATGATTTCTGGCGGTACACCTATAGCGTCAGAAATTACGCGTTCGTATTTTTTGTTTGGTGTGCGAACTACCGCTTTCAGTGAATCCTGAGCATAACCAGCATGGAGTGAAAGCTCCCGGAAGGAAGACCACCCGTTATCTTTGAGCGCCAGCTGAATCTTCAGCGAAGGCCAATCGCGGTCACTATCTTCTCTTTGTCTCATCTTTCCTTTAACCTACAAAATTACCCGCGCGGATATCCGGTCGGATATCCGTATGGATAAAGATTAAGATGCCAAAGATTCCTTGTAAAGGCTTCTTTGGTGTTTTTGTGGTTTATTTTTTAATTTCATTATTTATCAATGAATTAGATAGAAAGGAACCAAGAATGAGAAAAGCACCCCAAGGTTCTTTTCCTGCCGATGGAAAAGAACCGATTATCGAAAGAATCTTTAGGTTAGTAGAACGATACCCTTCAAGAAATGCGGCTGCTCGGGCATGGGGGATCAATGAAGGCACTTTAAAAAATTATTACAACAGGCGGGATTACGCACCGATACCACGCCCGCATCAGTTAAAAAAGATAGCAGAAAGCGAAAATGTTACCTTGGAATGGCTCATGACGGGAGAGGGTGATGTTGAACTAAAAGATTCCAAAGAACCCAAAAAAGAGAATGCGGATAATGTTGATGCTCAAATTCTAATGTTCTTGTCATTTCTTAAACCACAAGAAAAACAACAAGTAGCTGATGTTCTTGGGAGAAAAGGAGCGGAGCAATTACTCATTCTTCTGGATGAGCACATCCAAGAGTTGCACGCTCTAGTTGGAGTTCGTAGAGCCATAGCGTTAAGCCTTGGTAATTTGCCAGACGAAAAGGTTAGAGAGATTTACGCGTTGTCCGAAGCTAAGGGCGATCACTTAAATCTACCTCAGAAAGCAGCCAGCGCATAACCCAGTGCAAGTGCCTAGCTGTGCTAAAATTACATTGGTTTTGGCGCTTGCACCCATCAGCGCTATAATAAACACCTGAATCGTTTTTGAACGGTCTTTAAAGGCTATTGTAAGAACCTGTGAGTTATCTTGAATGTTTTATTGATATCGAACCGTTTAACATTTTTGGACTCGCTTTATCTTGAAAACCTTGAGTTCCTAACTTGTTGATTCCAATCTATTCCCGTCTTTTTTAATCTCTTCCCGGTTATCTTGAATAAATTACCTAGTCATATCCTTTTGGATGTCATTCTCCGGTGGCAACGGGGTGAAGCTCTTTATCACCTCCAGCAGCATCGTCTTTTGACTGTTCTTCAGGGATAAGGAGGTGCTGAAAGTGAAGGTCAGCAGCGTATCTCCACGCCGCTGGAATACGGCTATCTGGCTAATCCGCCCCTGATTCCCCTCATCTTCCGGACCGTTCCAGGAATAATCCAGCAGCCAGGCCGGGGCCTCTGCCAGAGTGATTTCCCGGCAGGCATGTTCGGTGTACCCATCAAGTTTGCCCTGGTACAGCGCCAGCGTTTCCTGGTACAGCTCTGGTGTCAGGGTTCCCTGTGGAACGGCTTCGCGGGTAATGACCAGGTTGATGCCACTGTTATCTGTGGACACCAGGACCTGCATTGACTGATCCTGCCATTGAGACGGCAGTTGAATGTGGCCTTCATTAAAAGTGAACTGCAT